GCATCTGGTATAGCTGGTACAATACCTGGCGTCGGTACTGCTGTATCCATAGGACTTGATGCTACACTTGCTGCTAAAGACATGGGCGTATTGCCAGATCAAAAAGAGGCAGAGCAACAACAAAGTGGTGTAGAAGCACCTGATCCTACCAAAGACATGTATGGTAGACCTATTATATTGAACCCATCTACTGAAAAAGCATGGAACAAAGCAGTCAACGCTGCTGCTAAAGATGGTGTCAACCTACCTATGAGTGTAACATCATCATATAGAAGTCCAGAACAACAACAAGCATTGATAGACGCAGCTGAAGCGGGCGATGAGAACGCCATAAATCCTGCACCTGTAGGACAGTCACCACATGGACAAGGTTGGGCAATTGATATTGATTACTACTCAAAAGCAAACCAATGGATGAGAGACAATGGTAAGAAGTATGGTTTCCAATGGCAGGGTGAGGGTGACCCAGTTCATTTTGATTACTATAACAACGAACCTAACGATAAATGGTTACAACCTGGCAAAAATAAGTGGATTCCTAACCTTGATGATCCAGTAGGAAAACCATCATCAGGTTCTACTTCTCCTGCACAAAGTGGTGGAGGTGGATCTTCTATTACTGCACCTGGCACAGGTGTTGCAAAAGAAACGTTAAATAGTGAACCAGTAACACAAGGATTAGGTGATGGTAGCACACCACCTAACGTCATTCCTATACCTGGCGAACCTAAAGTTGTATATGTGCCATCACCACAGAATCCTGCGGTGGCAGCAAAAGCAACTAAAAAGGTTGACTTAAAAACAGTTATTGATCCTATGGGTAAAGGAGTAGTAAGAAGTTAAATGAAATTACCTGGCGATTCAGATAAACAAGATAAGGGCGTGTCACATGAGATGATGCAGAAATCTCTGCAGTCACAACGTCGTGTGGTAAAACGTGTTGGATTGTTAGAAGATAAAGTTGATGCATTGGAGTCAGCTGAGGTTGAGCCTGGCGTAGAACTAGGTGATATAGCAGATGGTGCTAAGAAAATCGCTACAAAGATAGGAGATAAAGCTAAGGATGTAGGCAGTTCTATAGGCAAGAACGCACAATTATTGGGTGATAAGGCAGGTAAGGCTGCTGCTGTAGCTGGAGAGAAACTTGGTCAGGCGAAGGATGCTGTAGGTGATAAGTTTGGAGAAGCAACTAATAAACTAACAGACGTAGGTAAAGGCATACGCAATTTTATAAAAGATAAAACAAAACTTGCTAAGTCTCTTGGAAAAGATAAACCCAAATCACCGATTGGTGATAAACCAGAAGGAGAAACAGTTAGTGGTACAAGCACAGTAAAACCTCCTACACCCACAACACAACCACTAGACCCACTAATTCCTGATCCAATAGCAGCACAGAGTAAGGACAAGGATGGTAATACAATATATGATAAGAACGAGAGAGTAAGAAAATTCTTTGAATCACAAGGTAAACCTGTACCTGCAAAGTATGCTAAACCCGAAGACTCACCAAAAGTAGAATCACTAGAGAACGTAGGAGCGAGTGAAGAAGATGCAGTAGACAAGGTGAAGAAAGATCTTAGTGATGAATTTGAAGTAGATGAGAAGATGAAGAAAGCATTTAGCGATGCATTGGCACTACCCGCTAAATCTGCTGCTGTTGCTATGACAGATTTACTAGAGAAAATTCCTGCACCAAGTAAGGAAGCATCTAAGATATTGAATAGAAATATTAGTAAGTTGGCAGCTGCATTCAATTTAGGTGCTGCTAGTGCTGAGGTTGCAAATGATGAAGAAGATAATGACAGTCAAGAGAGTGGAGAGAAGAGACCAAGATGGCAAGTGATGCTAGGTAACTTAATAGGAAAAGCATTTAAGAGTAACAATACAGCAGAAGAAGGTGGTGGTGGTCAACTTTCACTACCACCTGGTCAAGCAGGAGATCCTGATTATGGAAGACGTGCACCATTTACAGGAACTGCTGATGGTATAGGACTTGGCGATCCCAAAACAGGTGAGAGATCAATGCAACCCATTAAGAAACGTAAATCTCTTGCTCGAAAATTATTTAACTTAACACCAATGGGCATGGCATTTAATGCAGGTACTAAGATATTCCAAGGTGCAAAAGGATTAGCAAGTAAAGCATCTGGTCTAGGATCTGGTTTGAAGGGCATAGCTGGCAAAGCATTTAGTATGACACCTATGGGTATAGGTTTGAAACTTGGTATGAAAGCATTTGGTGGTATGAAAAATATTTTCTCACCAAAAAATGAACAAACAGTTAACTTAACAGAACTAACCGATAAAACCATACAAGAAAATAGAGAGTCAGCAGATTCTAAGACAGAAAAACAAGTCGCACTTGCAGCAGGAGTTACAGCAGGAGAGGATACTCCTCCTCCTTCTCCTTCTCCACAAGAGGGTAGCGAGTTAGCACAACCTGAGATCTTTGATTCTCCCTACCTTGACGTATACAATACCACATCGCAATTCTAATGTCAGTAAATCAAAAGTCAAATTTTAATATAGTTGGATTTTTTATTGCTGACTATCCTCCCATACAAACCAATCAGGTATTGTATGTTCAGTATATTGAGGATATAAGATCCGCTACAATGCTCATGGATGTTCAGATAACAGATACCGAGAGTGGTTTCTTGTCAAACTTGACTGGTATGGAAAACGTTTTTTTGGTAGTTGATGACAGTGAGGGAAAGACACAGTTAGGTGGAGATTTTGTTATCTATGATATACAAGATAGAAAAAATATAAGTGGAAAATCCTCAGCAGTCATCAGATTATGTAAAACTGATTTCTTAAATAACGCTGCTAATAAAATATCACGTAGATTTGGTAAAGGCGGTGGTGCAAAAATAGATAGAATTGTTAAAAAAGAGATTTTACAAGATCTCATGGGTATTGATAAAAATAGACTTACAGATTTTGAACCAACATTAAATAAGTTTTCATTTGTATCACCATATTGGAACCCATTTACTGCTATTAGATGGTTAGCAGCAAGAGCGATACCCGCAAAAGGTAGTGGATATAATGCTACTGCAGGATATTGTTTCTATGAGACAAGATCAGGATATCATTTTGTATCTTATGATTCTTTCTCAAAGAAGACACCTGTTACTAGAATTGTTGCAGGACACGAGGGTGGAGAATTAGAAGAGGAAGAAGATAAAGGTATTATATCTGTATCAAAAGTAAATGTAGAATCGTCTGCAGATTTATTAGCGGGTATGAACATGGGTTCTTATCTAAGTAACACCATGACATTAGATTTGAGAGACATGAAGTATACAGAATATCCTTTCAACATCAATAAATATTACAGAAGTGTTCCATTAATGAACTCTCGTAGGACACCAGAGTTTTATCAAGGATTTGATAAGAGTAACACATATACAAGGATTATGTCTAAAATATCTGACTCTGCATTGTTTACTAGAGGAATATATTCACGAGATTTTACAAAGCAACTTTCACAATCATCGTTGAGAGAAAAATTATTTTATAATAAAAAATGCACTGTAGAATTAGTATCAGATTATTCACTAGAGATTGGCGAGGTTGTACAATTGGACATATACAAAGGTGGTAGAGATAGAGAGCAAGACTATGCCAACTCTGGTAAATGGGTTATTGGTAGAGTTGAGAGAACTTATAAAAATAGTGAAGATAAGATGACTACTAAACTCACATTGTTTACTGACTCGGACGGTGAAGAAGCATGATGAATGAAAATGTTGCTAATTTTATAGGTAGAGAAGGGTTCAACTGGTGGATTGGACAGGTAGAAAATGATGGCAGAAGATTTTGGAATTCATCATCACGACTCGGACTAGGTGGTTGGGATTACTCTGACTGGGATTGGACTAACAAAGTAAAAGTTAGAATTGTAGGATATCATAATCCAAACAGAAAGGAACTCCCTACAACAGATCTACCATGGGCACAAGTATTAATGCCACCAATATATTCCATGAGATCTGGTATGGGATCCATACATCAATTGCAGATCAATAGTTGGGTTATTGGATTCTTCATGGATGGCACATCTGCACAGATTCCTGTTGTTATGGGAACTCTTGCTGATGAAAATCCTGGCGGAGGTTATGGCGTAGAAGGTGGTAAAGAAGAAGGGTTCTCACAATTAGTATCACCTGACTATGAGTATCCAGATCACAACAGTGATGGTAGTAGTTCACCAAATACAGGTAGCACAGTTGAGATCAATGAAGAAACTGGTCTGGATGAAGCACCAAAAAATAATGATGGACATACACACACCTCTACTGATGAGTCAGGAACAGAAACAGAGAATTCTACTGATGATAAGAATGAACGCGGTCCTGCTGAAATGGAGAGCGAGAAGCAGAAACTAGCGACTGAGAAACAAAAGGTTACAGTTCAAGTTGGTAATGGTAAATGTGGATCAGAGACTGCTACAAAATTAGAAGGTCCTATCGCTGAGTTTATGAAGTTTGCTCGTGGCGTAGAGAAGAATGATATAGATCAATTTATTAACAAGTTAGATGGTTCTGTTGTTGACATGGACTATGAGATAAACATCATGTCACAACGCATACAGAAGAAACTTACAGGACTGACTGCAAATATCAAGGGTGTGGTCATGGAAGAGACTAACAAACTTGTGCAAGATGGTTTAGATGAACTTAGTATTCCAAATCCAGAATTAGATACTGCAGTCAGAAAACAACTTAAAGATGTTGGTGATCTTGTATCATGTCTATTCAAACAACTGTTAGGAGAACTTGGTGACTTTATAAAAGGCATGCTTAGTGACCTAGTAGAAAACGTATTAGACGCTGCATTATGTCTAGTTCAAAACTTCCTTGGTGAAATCATGAAGAAGTTGATGGATAGTATACAAGGTGCATTAGGTATATTAAAAGGTGTCACTGGTGCTATCAAAGGTGCAGCACAAAAAATACAGAACTTACTTAATAAGGTAGGAGACTTTATAGATTTATTCTGTGATGGTGCACTATCATGTGCTATTGGTGCGTCTGTATTTGAAACTGGCACTGGTGCAAAGGCAAAAGGCAATGATGCAACTCAGAAACAGATAGATCAATATAAAGTTAAACCTCCCAACTCTGTGTCAGTTGTTGGTAATGGTAAACCTAAGAATGGATATGTACCAGTGGTTGATCGTAATGGAATTAAAAAGGTATTTGACACCAAGAGTGGATCATTAATTAATCTTGATAGCACAGCTGCAGCAGCAACTGGTATCACAGAAAAATCATTTGACACAAGAGGACCTCTAGAAAAATTTGAGGGTATTAATTTCTATGACTCAAGTGGTAATATAGCAAGTCAAGCGGTCAATTGTTCTAGTGCTAATCGTAATAAAAAACCATGCTTCCCAGAAATGGTATGGGATAATCTACAGTCAACAAGTCCAGTCAAAGCATTACCTATCATAGATGATATAGGACAAATACTTGGCGTGTTTATGCAAAAGAAGGGATCTGGTATTGGATTAGAAGCACAGGTCAGAGCACAGTTTACATGTAACGAACCAGAAGGCGGTGGTGCTAAGTTCAAACCAAACATTGTAGATGGTAAGGTTGAGTCTGTAGATGTTATTAATCCTGGCATAGGATATGGATTTGATCCTGCTGATACATTCTGCCCTAAAGAACAATATGCAGTCGAAGTGCCAAAAGCAGGACTGCAGCAGTTTGTCAATGATGGAGAGTATCTAGAGCAAGTTATAGAAGGTAATCCTGATGTCTTGCAAGTAGTTGATACAGATTATTCTGATGATTCTATATTGATAGCGACTATTGATCCATCATTTAATCCAAATTTTGTTGTAGGGTTGCAATTACAAACTAAATCTGGACATGAGTTTACACTAAACTTTAATAAGAAGTTTCCAACCTTAATCATACCTCAAGATGCAAAAGCATTGTATGCAAATTGTAGTGATATTATACCCAAACTAGATGAAGTAAAACTTACAAATGTAGGAACTAACTATAAGGATCCAATCATTACTATTGGTGTTGGTGATAAACAAAAACAGATTGGAACAGCAACTACAGATAAAGATGGAAAATTAATTAGTGTAAGTATAGACACTCCAGTATTAGGTTTTGTAAAACCAGAAATCGTTGACAGTCAAGGAACAGGTGCAAAACTAAGCACATCCTACATCTATACAAGTCCTAGAGAAATTAAAGAGACTAACGTGTTACCATTAACACAATATATTGACTGTGTAGGTCATCCTATGATAAAATATAAGGATGAAGATGAAGATGCATCATTGCAAGATACTGGATTTAATTTAGTGGATGGTCAAGATACTACAACAACAACTGATGGAGATACAACTACTGTATCTACTCCAACTGTTGCTGATCCTGTAACAACTCCTGTAAATCAGGAAACTACACAACCAAGTACACCATCCACTCCATCAACTCCTACACCACCATCAACACCACCAGCTCAAAATGATCCACCACAACAGGGTGGTTACGGAGGTTACTAATGGCACTCAATCCATTCTCAGGTGGGACTATTGTTAACAATCTCCTACCTAAATTAAGAATACGATATCCAAAGAACTGGGTACAATCTACATCTATAGGTCATATGTTCGAGATGAACAGCACCAAAGATGGAGAATACATACGTTTGCTCAATGCAAATGGTAATTTTTTGAACCTAGATCAGGATCAAAACAACAGTCTAGTTTCATATAATGATACATATATTCTATCAGACCATAATCTTGTTATCAAAATTGGTAAGGATGTGGAGACTGACAGAATGGCATTGCATGTTATTGGTGACGTCAACATATATGTTGAAGGTAATATGCACAGTGAGGTTGAAGGTGATAGATTTGACAGAGTAAATGGTAACTACCAAATGCAAGTTGGTGGTGTATGCACTATTCAGTCAGACGAGAACTTAGCAATACAAGCTAAGAATGAAATGAAATTAGATTCAAATGCCTACACAAACAAGACAACGTTCTTGGAAAATGATTTGAGTGAAGGCGGTTCTGTAAAAGAGAACGTAAAAGGTAATTATGAAGTTAAGATATTAAAAGAATCATCTACATTCTCTATTAATAGTGATGGAGACGTTCGTACCAGAGCAGCAGGATGCAGGTACGAAAAAGTAGACGGAAACTTACTAACGCAAGTTGGTGGTAAAATTCATACAAAAGTAGATGGTGAATCTAAATCATGTATCAACGGAGGTGCATTCGATGGAATGATCTCCTCACCTGATAGTAATGCATATAAATTAAATGTTACTGGAAACATTAAGGGCGATGCAACAGGCAATATTGACCTTGATGGATCAGCAATATACTTGAATTGATCGTAGAATTCAATTAATACACATGACACAACATCACATGTCAGTAACAAAGCAAGAAGCAGAATTTCTTAAGAGCATTCTTGCTGCACATTTAGACGATTTCGTCGAAAGACTGGTAAGAGAAGATAAAACAGATAATGCTATGAAGCATATGCAGGAGAATAGACAAGCAGGACTTGACCTTATAAGTAAAGTTGAAGAAACAATCAGACGAGCAGCAAGGGCGGGTAATTCCACCTACTTTACAAAATCTGATTGATATGCTATCATTATATGGTATTCTATCCTTTTCATTAATGTTTTACGACGAACAAGAAACACTAGAGAAAGTCATAGTTGACATTCCATCAAGAACATTTACAATAGTAAGCAGTAGCGGTGATACTAAGAAAATCTCATGCAACTCTGATCAGTTCATGAGAGTGCTTGAGATCGTTCGTGAAATGGTTCCAGTTACCGATGTGAGTTACGTCTAATGTCTTATAATCATACATATGCACAAATAAAAGATATTCTTAAGTCTAATCCTAAGATTACTAAGGATGTCATGCTTCAAGTTGCTCAGTTAGCAATTATTGAAACTATGGGTTCTGAGTTGCCAGAGGGCACAGAGATTAAATGGGATAGTAAACTAAGTGACGATCTCATGCTAGACAGTTTATCAATGGTAGAACTTGTCATGTTTTTAGAAGAATGTTTTAGTATTGAGATTCCTGACGAAGAAGCAGGAAGTATAGTTACTGTTGGCGATGCTTGTGCAGTAATTAAGAAGTGTAAGGCAAACAAAGGTAAGATAAAGAAAATAAATGTAGACAAGTACAAGAGTAAACAAACTCCTGTTCCTCACCCTGATAGTCCATTGATGTCTAAAAAACCATTGGAAAATCTTCCAACATACGATCAATTAGATAAAGACATAGATAAAGCACTTGAAGAAGACACTGAATGATACTTTTTGTGAATGGTTTGAGGGTGAGTTTGACAACTGGACACAGGCAGCATCTAATCCTACAAAATGGGCACATATAATAGTAAAGCATGAGAAGATTGATGATTACAAATATCATACATCTTCTCGTTATAGTTACATGGAAAAACCATACAGAGAACAAACTGTAGAGGTAGAATATGTGTCACCAGAATTGATAATAGTTCATAACCCTGCATGTGATATGATATTCAAATGGACAGGTATATATTTTGAGGGAGAATCGGAACCAGACTGTCAATGGAATGGTGAACCGTTGGAAAGTAAAGCACGATTATATGCAGATGAGTATCATACATGGGATGTAGGATATTGGGAAGGTAGTGAAGGATTCTTTCACTTCAAAAAGAATGTATAAATATACTTGATAGTATTATTGTGGGTATGTAGTGGCAACTCGTAAGATATCCGATTTGACATTATTAGGTGTAGGACAAGTATCTTCTTCTGATACCCTCCTCTTACTTGATAACTCAGATCCAACCGATCAAAATAAAAGATCCGCAGTAGGAAGTATTTTTACTGCAGTTCCTTCTGGAACATATACAGCACCTGGCGTTCGTTTTGAAGGCAAAACTTCTACTGGTCTGTTTTCTTCTTCACAAGGACAGGTTGGTCTTGCGTTGGGTAACTCTAGACTGAATTTACAAAAAGTTGGAACCACTCTTAATATAGAAGCAAGAGATGATGCTGATCAAAATTTAGACTTTAAACTATCTGCACAGGGAACTGGTAAGATACGTTTGGGGTCTGTTTTAGCAATTAATGATCTTAATTTTATTGTACCTAACTCAGTTGATGAAACTAAAGTCGCAAAGTTTAGTTCTATAAACTTAACAGCGGGTTTAACTAATACGTATTCATTTCCTTCATTAGAAGGACAGACCAATACTACTGATGAAATAGTAACGTTAAAAACTACTCAGTCATTAGAAAATAAAACTCTTGTAGCTCCTACATTTACAGGATCACTAACAATAGAAAGTTTTACATCATCTGGTAGTGCAACTCTTGGTGATGACGCAGCGGACAGTTTGACTGTTAATGCTGCAGCAACATTTGCTGCATCAACAACTTTCTCTAACTCAGTTATTATGAGTCAGGGTGTAACTATAACTGGTGATAGTTCTATAAACGGTTTCTTCAGTTTGCCTGATGATAAGCAAGTTTATATGGGAAC